GTCGTGCCGTTCAAGGAGCAAGGCGAGATCGGTGTTGCCGTCTGGGGTGGTTACATCGATAGCGGTGAGACTAATCAGAAGGTCACAGGGTCAACACGATACAAGACGGCGGCAGACACGCTGGCGAACGTCTCCGTTGTGGCGGCGAGCGTGCGTTACTTCTTGAACTTGTTGGCGAACCCACAGTGGCGCGTCATGCCTGCGAACGACACGCAGGTAGCTAAGAACGCAGCTGAGTTCGTCGAGAGTGTTGTCGATGGTATGGAGTCAAGCTGGACGCGCATCATCAGACGGTCAGGGATGTATCGGTTCCACGGGTTCGGATTTCAAGAGTGGACGGCAGTTAAGCGAGAAGACGGTCTGATCGGTATCAAGGATATCGAAGTGAGAGCTCAGCATACCATCGAGAAGTGGGATGTCGATAGCAACGGTACCGTTAAGGGGGTGTGGCAACGATCACCGCAGACCGGCGTCGAGATCTACCTGCCCCGATGGAAGCTCATCTACCTGCGCGATGACACACTGACCGATAGCCCTGAAGGCATGGGGTGGTTCAGGCATCTGGTAGAACCCAGCGAACGGCTCAAGGAGTATTTGACGCTCGAGAAGGTGGGCTTCGAGCGCGATCTGGCGGGTGTACCCGTCGGCAAGGCACCCATAACGGCGCTCAACAGGGCCGTAAAGGCCGGTACTCTGTCACAGGCGGATGCCACCACCATGCTCGAAGGGCTCAAGGGGTTCGTCCGCATGGAGGTCAAGAAGCAGAACACAGGCATCGTGTTGGACAGTCAACCGTTCGAGAACCAGTCTGCCGAGGGCGTGCAGGCAGCCAGCATGGCTCAGTGGGGTGTCGACCTGCTCACAAGCGACGCAGGTAACATCGCCCAGCTCAACGACGCCATACACCGCATAAGCGTCGAGATGGCTCGTATCATCGGCACTGAGATACTATTCATCGGGAGTGATGGTAAGGGTAGCATGGCGCTCAGTAAGGATAAGAGTAATAACTTGTTCTTGAACGTCAACGGTACGCTCGATGAGATGACTGAGATGTTCACAAGGGATCTCATCAAGCGACTGTGGGATCTCAACGGGTTAGACCCGGCTATCATGCCTCACTTCACTCACGAGGATATCGCCGTGCGTGATGCCGAGCAGATATCGATCACACTGCGTAATATGGCTGGTGCAGGCGCCGTGCTGGGGCCAGATGACCCGGCTATCAACGACCTGCGCGACATGTTAGGCATATCAAGGGCTCTACCGTTCGAAGAGGATATGGATGATCAAGATCGAGAAGAGGTGGATGGGGAAGACAGCGGCAGTGATAGCGACGGGGCCGAGTCTGACGACGACTCAAGTGATGAGTCTGATGGGCAAAGCGAAGACGATAGCGGTCAATGACAGTCATCGCGTAGCGCCGTGGGCCGACATGATGTACGCGGCGGATCACAAGTGGTGGCGGCATCACGACTGGTGCCGAGCGTTCAGAGGCGAGCGATGGACGCAGGATCGAGGGCCACAAGGCTGGGTCGATGATGCCAGTGCTCAGGGACTAGAGATAGTAGCGTGTCGTCACCAGTTGGAGCTGTCGACAGACCCACACTACATAGCGTCGGGGTGGAACTCGGCGTTCCAAGCGATGAACATCGCCGTGCTGCAGGGCGCTACGAGAGTGTTGCTGCTGGGCGTGGATCTGCACGACGGTGGGGGTGCTCATTTCTTCGGCGAACACCCACCCGGCTTGCAACGTAAGAGCCCTTGGGCTACATTCAAGAAAGCGTTTACGATTTCAGCTCCGATATTGGCGGGTATGGGCGTTGAAGTCATTAACTGTTCACCGACCTCCGCCTTAACATGTTTCCCATACATGGAGGTAGGGGATGCCTTGCGCTAACGTGCTGTTACACAGCTCATCATACTATCGAAAGCACGTCTACAAAGCCGGTTTGGAGGCACGTGGGTACCGTGCTATCGAAGATCACAACCACCGTCCGCGTCAAGACGACGTACTGCTAATTTGGAATCGAAGTAAGAATCGAGAGCACGTAGCTAAACGCTATGAGGATGCGGGTGCGCGTGTGTACGTCACAGAAAATGGGTACATAGGTAAGACTAAGGCATTGGCTATCGGACATCACTCAGGAGCAGGAGAATGGCACGTAGGCGACGAAGACCGATGGTCTAGGCTTAACATAGAACTCAAGGAGTGGCGCCGTGACGGCGAGCACCTACTCGTACTGCCTCAACGTTCGATCGGTGAAGAGGGTGTGGCCATGCCTCGCAACTGGACAGAGACGATAGTAGCTAAGCTGCGTAAGATAACCGATAGACCTGTCCGAGTCCGCGCTCATCCGGGTAAGATTAAAGATAAACCCCCTACCCTTGAAGACGATCTCGAAGGTGCATGGGCCGCTGTTACGTGGGGGTCGGGCGCCGGTATTAAGGCGATCGTCGCGGGGGTGCCGGTGTTTCATCAACTGGCTAAATGGGTCGGTGCTAAGGCCGCAACGACTGAGTTTGACATCGAGAACCCGTGGATAGGCGACAGGATGCCCATGCTACACCGACTCGCGTGGGGTCAATGGGACTGGGATGAGATACGCAGCGGTGAGGCGTTTAGATGGCAAGAGTAAACGTCTACTATGCTAAGTCTAACATTCGATCTGTCTACGCAGCTCAGGCAGCAGCGTTCGGGCTCAAGAAGATAGGTGAGCGCGTTAAGCTAATCGAGTGCCGTCAGTACAAGAAGATCGATAGTGATTACGCTGTTCACTATGGGTTCGCCGACATGCTGAGAGGCATATATAACGACTACCGTGAGAAGTCCACCGTTGTGTATCTTGATCTGGGGTACTGGCGTAGGCGCATACGAACGCGATACGATGGGTATTACAAGTTCTCGATCAACGGTAGGCACCCGACAGATTATTTTCAGAACGTCAAGCATGATAGCTCAAGGCTGAAAGAGTTAGGCGTTAAGATAGAGGAGTGGAGGACTGGCGGAGAGTACATCGTTATCGCGGGTCTTTCGGAGAAGGCGGCAAGGGCCGAAGGATTAGACCATCAAGCATGGGAGCGACAAGCATATGCGACGATCAAACGTCATACCGATAAACCGATCATCTACAGGCCGAAGCCAAACTGCTGTAGAAGCCGACCAATCAAAGGGGCGTTGTACGACAAGCGAAGCACCCCCCAGGAATTATTTGCAAAGGCTCATGCTGTGGTTGCACGACACAGCAATATGGCTGTTGAAGCGGTATGTGCAGGCGTGCCAGTATTCGTCGAAGCAGGAGTCGCGCTCCCAATGGCGAAAACGAACTTAGTGCGGATCGAGAGTCCGTATTTTCCGAAAGACCGAAAGCAATGGGCAAGCGATATCGCTTGGACGCAGTTTAGGTTAGATGAGATCAAGAGCGGGTTGCCGTTCGTACATTTGAAAGAAGAGGGTTTGATACCGTGATAAGCGAGGGGGTTACGCATATGGGGCATGAGCACGACGAGGTTAACCACCCTCGACACTACACGTCGCACCCCAGCGGAGTCGAATGCATACAGATATCAGAGCACATGCCGTTCTGTCTTGGCAATGCGGTGAAATACATCTGGAGAGCCGGTCTGAAAGAAGACGAGATAACTGACTTGCGTAAAGCGGTTTGGTATCTTGAAAGAGAGATCAGGAGACGAGGCGGATGAAAATAGTCTTCTTTGCGTCAAATAAACGTCGTGAGATCCATCTCGCTAAGTCGTTTTTAAAAGGAGCGAAGAGTCACGGCGTTGAAGTCGAAAGAAGATTTACGCACGATGTGCCTGAAGAGACTGACTATCAATATGCGTGTATGGTTGGAGTGAAGTCGAAACGGCTCTGGGATGATATGATCAGTAGGGGCGTCACCCCCATCATGTTTGATAAGGGGTATTCTCGTCAGAAACATGGGATAGCGTGGAAGTATTGGAGAGTTTCGGTCGGAGGGCACCATCCAGCGAAGACACTTCGCCTCTCCTACCCTCTTGACCGTTTTTTATCACTAGGGTTTAAGGTGTCAGATAAATGGCGCCCCTCAGGCAGGCAGATTGTATTTGCAGGGTCGAGCGCTAAGTATCACAATTTTTACGGCATGGATAACCCGACTGAGTATGCTAGGCGGATATTCAGGACTATCCGCAGAGTGACAGACAGACCCATAGTCTACCGACCGAAACCATCGTGGGGGGGTGCTACGCCCATACCGGGATCGTTCTTTTCTAAAGACGGTAGGTCGTTAGCTTCGGATCTGAAAGGCGCACATGTGGTAGTTACGCATGGGTCTAACGCTTGTTTTGACGCAGCGCTAATGGGCATACCGTCTATCGTATTGGGCAAGGCAGTGATGTCGTCTATCTCATCCAGAGACATAGCAGACATCGAGAACCCAATGATGGGTGACAGAATGCCTCTGTTCGCAGCGCTTGGGTACCACCAGTGGACGCTTGATGAGATGTCATCGGGTCGAGCGTTCGATACGATCAAGGATTGGTTATGAAGATACGGATTATTGGAGCAGGGTTCTATGGTTGTCACATCGGTTTATCGCTTTTGCGTGAAGGTCACGACGTCCACATATTTGAAATTAAAGACTCTATTTTTAAAGGCGCTTCGGGGTGTATTCCTGCGCGTATTCATCAAGGTTTTCACTACCCAAGATCGAAGAAAACTAGAGATGCTTGCCAAGCGCACGCAAGGGAATTCGAGGAATTTTACGCTGATTTCATAAAAGAAATACCTACGAACATCTATGCCATTGCGGCTAACAAAAGTCTTGTCGACTTCGACCAGTATGTACATACTCTTAGGCCTGAAGTCGATTTCGAAATTATTAAAGACCCCTCGGCGTATGGCCTTGAAAACGTCGAGGGTGCGATCTTAACTCAAGAGAAGCATATCGTCACAGACGAAGTTAGACGGTTCTACCAGAGCGCGTTAGACGGTCACATAACGTATGGCTACAAGCCCGACGGGATTGATGACCCAGAGTATGATGTAACAATCGACGCTACGTTCTGTGCATATGATAATGAGTCGATAGACCGCTATGAACCTTGTGTGGTCGGAATACTGGAAGGGTCGATTGATGTTGCTGTCACAATAATGGACGGCCCTTTCGGTAGTCTGTACCCGTGGAACCCCGCACTTCAGCTATCCAGTTTATCAAGCGCTAAGTTCTCGCCTTTCAGTAAAAGTTGCCGAACGTGGCAAGAGGCTAATTTAATTCTGCAACAACTGACAGAGAGGGACAAAGATCGACAAATCGGCGCAATGTTTGACGATGTGTGCCATTTCTACCCGGCATTGCGTAATTACAATATTGTTAACGTGCTTTCGTCCATCAGGGCAATGCCTCTATCGGGCGCAGACACGAGACTGATCGACATCATCCGTGTCGGTGAGACAGGTATCAGAATACGTGCAGGTAAGATCGATGCAGTAGTAGAAGCATCTCAACGGATAAAGGAGATGATCTAGTGATACTAGGGGTAACAGGTGAGTCTAGCGTAATAGCCCAGAAGTATGTTGAAATGTATGCAGACGAAGGGGTTGACGTTATAACGAGGCGCCACCCCCGTGACCTCCCGGTAGGTTGCGATGAATATTTAATTTGTTCGGGGGTGCTTCATGGTAAAGAGATGTGTGAGCTACGAGAAGAACAGATCTCAGAGACGTTCGCTGTTAACTTTTCAGACATTGCATCCGCCTGTGACATTATCATTCGGAATAATCAAGAAGCCCGTATATGCATAATCGGTTCGTACTCAGGGGAGAAAGGGTCATACGACATGGCGTATGCCGGGGCTAAGGCGGCCATGCATATGTATATTCGGAATAAACGATTAGTTCACCCAAAACAGACTCTAGTCGGCGTAGCGCCGTGGATGGTACAAGATGCTAAGATGACTACCAGACGACGGGACTTTGGACAGGTCTTAGAGAGAGGCAAAAGGCGTAGGATTGGTCGCTGGGCGACATCACGCGAAGTAGCACGGATAGCACATTTCGCTCTTAACGAGCCTCTTATGTGCAATACAGTCATCGAGGCGAAAGGGGGTAACTGGTGAAGGGGCAGAAAGGCATTCAGCGTGAAGAAGCAAAACGTTTAGACCGGATAATGCGGATGAAGAACCTAAAGACGGGTTCTAAGGTTGCGATCGACGGGGGTGCTCATGTAGGGTCATGGACTATTCGGATGGCGCACTACTACGACAAGGTTCATGCGTTCGAGCCGTGTTTTACAAGTTTCTCTATGCTCTGTGAGAACGTGATCGAGGCTGAATATCCGGGCGAAATTGAGGTTCATAACAAAGCGATAATGAATAAGGCTTGCTTTGTTGACGTCGTTCAGCCCAGCTCGAACAGAACAGCTCTTACCGCTCGGCAGGTTAAAGTCAAAAGGAATGGTAAAGTAGAGGCGATCGCAATTGACGACATGAAGTTGGAAGCTTGCGATTTCATTAAACTGGATCTCGAAGGTTGTGAAGGTCTAGCCATTGAGGGGGCTAGACGGACTATAAAACGGTTTCACCCGATACTGGTGATTGAATTCAATGGATTGATGAGAAAATTCGGCGGCACTGAAGATCAAATTATTAAGCGATTAGAAAAGATGGGTTATCGCTTAGTCTGGCGTGAAGGTGTCGACAGGGTGTACAAATGGTACAGCGAGTAGAGATAGTCACAGGTTTTTCTGACAAAGGCTATGCGGAGTATGGACACAGGTTTTTAGACTCATATGAGAAGTTCGGTATCCACTATCGTGATCTTATTGTCTATACGCATGGCATCAAAGAGCAGGTCAGACCTTGGGTTACGCAGCGTGAGCAAAACGAAATACCCGGATTACTGGAATTCCTAGACAAGTACAGTAATCCAACAACTCAGGGTCGTAAAGATCCTGATGGCCGGTGGAAGCTGAAAGAGCTGGCGAACGGTTACTCCTTCCGTTTTGACGCTCATAAGTTCTGTCGGATGGTGTTCGTTATGCATCATGCTGCAACACAATGTAAGTATGATCACATGGTTTGGCTGGATGGCGATACGGTTGTCAGAAAGATAATACCACCGGCTCTTATTAGCAGAGCTCTCCCCAAAGATTGCGTATATTCTTATTTAGGTCGACCTTCTAAGTATACTGAAACTGGCTTTTTAGTGTTCAAGGTGCCTGAAATATTGCCTATACTTGAGGCTTGGGTCGGATATTACAAAACAGGTCGATTTTTAAAGGAGTCCGAGTGGCACTCGGCATGGCTTTTTGATCGGGCTAGGATCAGATACCCTGACCTACGGGGTCACAATCTGACACCCAACGGCAGCGGTCATGTTATACACCAGTGCTGGGTGGGTACGATATTCGACCATTGCAAAGGGAAGCGGAAACGAAGAGGCAGGAGCCCGGAGGCTAAGTAATGGCCACTATCACTATTAGCGGTAATGACTACACGACATATTCAAACCTTGCCGATGCAGATGACTATTTCATCGGTTCAACTGACTACTCGACGTGGGATGGTTACACGGATCTTGAGAAAGAGCGTGCCTTGATATCGGCCACTCGTTTGATAGATCGTCAGCCGTGGCAAGGTTCCAAAGACGATGAAGACCAGACGTTAGACTTCCCTCGGACGGGTCTAACATGTAACGGCAGTGATGTAACGGCAGATGACTCACTTGAGTTAGCAGTCGAGGCTAGTCAGTTGTTAGCCCTCGATCTTCTCACAGGCGCCACGGACACGTCTACGAACACGAATGAGAGTCTAACTAAACGACTCAAAGCTGACACCGTTGAGATCGAGTATTTCAGAGCAGATCCTAACGCAATCACCCGTTTTAGTTCGGACGTAATGGAGTTAATCGGGTGTTTTTTGTCAAGCGCAGTGCCGTTATCCTCAAGTATCGCCACTGGTACCGACGGGACGGCATTAGATGACGACTTCAGCTTGAGCAAAGGGTTCTGATGAAGAAGGTAGCGTTTGTTCTAGGCGGTGCAAAGTGTTTGAGAGAAGACTATGACAAGGCGTGTGAGTTAGTCGAACCAGACACTATCATTGCGACTAACAATGCTGGCCGTGATATGCCTTTTAAGATACCGCATTGGGTAACACTTCACACCGAGTTGATGCCTGAGTGGATCGAACAGCGTAGGCAGATGGGCCTACCCGACGCTGAGAACTTTTGGACGTCGAACACTAAGACAATACCGCCTGAGCACGGTCTGCTGTACCAACATGTAGAATCATGGGATGGTTCATCGGGCTTGTTAGCTATAACGGTTGCACTACACTTAGGGTACGATAAGATCATCTTGTGTGGGGTTCCGTTAGATAAGAAACAGGCCCACTACGATGATGACCTACCGTGGATGGACGCACCACGATATCGAGGGGCGTGGACACGAAATATGGACAAGATGATAGGGAAAGTTAAGTCTTACACAGGATGGACATACTTAAAGTTCGGGAGCCCGACTCAAAACTGGTTGAACGCATAAGTAAACGTGTTCAACAGATGTATATGCGTTTCATTCGTGAGTTCGAAGGCAGTGATCTTAGTAAAGAGGTTGACCGCTTAATCAGTCAGGGTGATCTTCCTGAAGCCGTCAATGTGATAACGGATGGGTTCGCCGAGTCTTTTGAAGATATCCAAGAGGTTGTTCAAGAGTCGCATAAAGAGTATTTGTTAGCTTTGGCTGCCCTTCTTGGGGTGAAAATCAGGTATGATCTTACATCAGAGAGACTACGTGACCTGATAAGATCGAACCGTCAAACATTGACACAACGTATCGTGGCTGCACAACGTGACGCGATCAACTCATCGGTAGTTGATGCGTACACTGGCGGTCGTGACGTCGCTAAGGAAATCATAGGGGCTATCGGCTTGTCAGGGGCATCTAACAGGGCCGTGGGTAATTACCGAGAATCACTAAAGCGTCAGTCTAAGAGCGGTGGCAGCCCTATGAGTGAAGATGAAATGGGTCGCATGGTAGAAGCTTATCGAAACAAGATGCGAAAAAATCGTGCTGAAACGGTAGCCTACACCACGGCTGCTAGGGTATTTTCAGAGAGCCAACAGCTTGCCGTAGATGAGGCTGTCGAGCAGGGGGTGTTAGATCCTAGCAAAGTGTTGCGCGTTTGGAACAGGGTAGCGGATGATCGTGTTCGAGATGCACATAACGTAATGAACGGCCAGACTGCCACGATGGACGGGGTGTTCACTGATGGCGTAGGCAACAAACTTCGTTATCCGGGAGACCCACAAGCACCCCCGGAAACGACTGTTAACTGCAGATGTTGGTTATCTTTAAAGATACAGTAGGCGAAAACTTGCGCGATAGTGGGTTTATGCGCTATGTTTAGTGTTATAGAGTCAAGGGTACAAAGGTATGTCTGAATTCACGGCAACAGCGGATGTTTGCAAAGTTGACGAAAAACTCGGTTTAGTGTTCGGCTATGCAATGGTTTGTAAAGTCGACGGCGAGTGTTATTTCGATACTCAAGGCCA